GGGCAGTATTCATGTCTCCGCTCATCCTTGTGCCTTCGACGGTGTATTTAACCACACCATCACGACAAAATCCTTTACACTTGTTAGTGAGTTGCCAGCTCAAGAGCATGGCCAATTGTGGATTGTGTTTGTGAAGGGTGTTGTACACACTGTGCTCCCATTTGAGCGCATCTACACTAACATGCTGATCAAATCGGGACGCGTCGAGGCCAATCGCAACAGGTTGTTGGTACTTGTGCCACTTCTTAGCCATCTCAACACCGCATTGTCGCGCGTTGAGACCTTTGAAGACTGTGGTCTCTCCAAAGACCTTTGCTATGCCAGAGTAAATAGCGTGTTCCAAAGGTTTAAGAAACACACCAACTTCAATATTGTATCTAGGTCCACGGGGAGACACCACACGCATCACGGGATCAGGTTTGTCTGTGATGTTGGTTTTCTCGGCCTTGCCAAAGCAATAAATCGTTGAGTCATGCCGGGAGATCTTCACTTCCTCTAGTGAAAGCATGGCCTTATGATAAAGTGCGTAACGACGACCCCGGTACCACTCCACAAAATTGTGGTGGCTCATCGGAGCGGATCTACTTGTTACGCAGATCAACATAGCACGGAATTTATTTAGTCTGCTGTATGCATTAGGCTTTGGCTTTGGGGTGGGTACATAGTGCCCATTCTCGTTCTTCACGTAGAACACTCTCTCAAGAACACCCCTGTACAAATTGTTTAAACTGGCGTTGTGGCAGACGTAGGTCACATCAGTGGAGCATCCTCCTATCTGATAGACTTTACGCTGCCTAGGTGCAGCCCCATGGTCACTTCTCACCTGGACTTTCGGATGGGTCAATGTAGATCTCTTACTCTCCCAGCCAGGTAGGACGATGGGGCTGTCCTATGCCCGTGGTGTCGCCACGGGGCGTGGAACACTGCCGCCAGCACCAACTATCGCTGTGCGGCTGAACTTATATCGTTCCACGAATGCCTCAGTGTGTCTGAGGTCTTGCACCATGAGTTCCTCTCGAGATAATAGGAAGAACAACATGGTGGAGGTCTCGATAGTACCATGCAGGTCAGACATGCGAAAATATGGACGTGTCGTCAATATGCGGTCACGTATCCATCTCCTCACCATTATCTCATTGGCAACGGAGTGATCGGTAACTATATGTTCACCGAAGTGTGTTTTCGCTTCTCTGCTTGTTACTGTGGCAAGGCTCACTTTCACCGGACGTACTAGCTTCCGTCTCCTCGGTGGTGGCTCATTGTACCCACTATTTGGGCCAGCAAATAGTGCGAGGCCATTTTGGTCTATATATATTGTATCATTATTGTCACCAGTGGCTTCGGCTAGTGAAACTTCTCCACTATCAGTGGAGAATGCTTGATCATGTTCGGTATCTAAGAGTTCCTCAGCGAGTGCCTCAGCTTCAGAGCTAGGTCGCCTGATTGCCTCCCATGATAGGTAGTAACCCACATAGCCTACAAGATCGCCACACGCACAAATGTCATTGCCACGTGATATCCAGGTGGTCAAGTTAGTCTGATGGTCCAGTGCGCTGTAGATAACAATGTTAATTATTATGTGCATTGAGAAGATTAAAATGATATTAGTAATAGTGTCCCGAAGTCTGTAGTTCTTGGACTTTGCCGTGCGACCCAAAGATCGCATGGTGGTGAAAACCATGATGGCGCACAGAAGTGCACTAATGGTTATCACGGTGTGGCTGGGATAAGGCCACATGCTCGTCAATCCCACACACTGTGTTACGATCATGGTGACCAACCAATGATAGCACGCAACAGCGTGTGTTGCCCCTGAGGATAACATATCCATGGGCCATGTATCGTCTTGCGCAGATGCGACTTGTTGAAAGATGTAATTAAGGATTGACATGTTAATGAAC